AGGCTGTCATCCAGTAGATTTATGTTACGCTTAGTATGTTTAACTGTTGTGTTTAAAAAATGTTGTACATCAAAGCTTTCAGATATGGCATCAACTGCATCCCATCCCTCTGGTTTACCTCTGGGAGGTGTAAGCGTAGTAACTGACTTAGCTCCAGCGTTTAAGGCAAGCTCTTGTACCAGTTCAGCTACCTTACGCCCAGCGTTATCATTATCTCCCCATATAATTAATTCTTTATCTTGCAATGGGCTAAAGTCAAAACGACTAGCTGATTTACGTGACAACATTCCTGCACCACCCATAGTGCAGGTCGCTGTGTAACCGATCTCGTTTAACGCATCAGCACACTTTTCGCCCTCAACCCATATAACTTTATCAGAAGCTACTATGTTTGGTATATTATACAATGGTCTGACATCAGGTATTCTTGGATATGGCGAGTCTGTAAACTGCCTGAACTCTTTCTTAGGCTTGCCATGACTGTCCATAACTGGATTACCAGCATCATCTTTTATGTTGTATCGTCTAACACGGCATAAAATTTCTCCATCACCAGATAGGTATAAATGTTCGGAGTCATATGGCGTATTTACATCAATAGCTCGTTTAAATGTTATGCTAAGTTCTTCTGGTATTTCTTTTTCAACGGCTGGTGGAGGAGCTGTATCGTCCAGATAGTTTCCGAACAATTCTTTGATTTCAGGCAAACGCATACCTCTACCCTCCATTAAAATCTTAACTATGCCTCCGATACCCTGTGATCCATTAAAGTCTGAACCTTTCATAAAATAAGGTGACCGTGGATTTATATCTATTTTAAGAGATTTACCAGCTTCACCATCTAATGACCCAATGGTGAACACATCACCCCGAACAATTCCATGTGGAAAAGTGTTTTTTAACTCATCAATTTGTACACTGGCTGGGACTTTCTGACTAATCAAATCGACTAATTCATTGGCTGACATATCCCTATTTTTATTGCCAAGTTTTATAATGTTCATTATACTGACCTCACTTCATTGGCTGAAGTATATGAGGGGGATGCTACCTTCCTCCTCATATTAACTACTCCAGCAACTATCTTGAAACTCACAATACTTGCACGCAAAATAATCACGAGATTGTGCTATACGTGGCAACATCTCATTTGCTTTTGTGGCTTCTAATATTGAAACTGCCTTGTCACTAATCTCCTGTGCCAGGGCTTTATTAAACGGTATGAACTCATAGTATATCTCGCTTGTATTCTTGTTTAACACAGTAAACAAACATGGATTGTCTGTTAACTGCATGTAAGCTTGATACAAAGCAACTTGAGCTGCATACACAGAATTTGCTATTGCAACACCTTTATTTTGAAATTCTTTAAACTTTTTGTCATTTGCTGACTTACATTCCCATAACATGGGATATTTCACATCTAAAGGACCTCCACAAATCACACCATCAATGTGACCTTTTATCTCACCTTCTGCTATGCTAAAACCAAATTGTTCGGCATTTTTATCCTCAACACGCAAATCAAAACCAGCTTGTCTAAGCCAACCAGCTACACTAATTTCAATCTCATGACCAAATTGAAATATACGCAATGTCCTAGCATCAAAATCCCGATTATCATCAACAGATTTACCCATGTACCGATACTGTATCTTCCTGGAACAAGAGTCGCCTAAACTTGAAGCTCCAAGGTAAGTTCTTCTCTTTACTTCTTTATTTTTATCAACGATAGCTTCGTCAATTATATTTGATATATCTTGCTCTAACATTTTAAAAGGGTATTTCGTCTTCGGATATGATTGAGTCTGGATTAAGGTCGAGAATGCCACTACTGTCTCCATTAGCTGATTGAATGGCATCGATTATGGCAAGAGCTTGATCTTGTGTCAAATCTTGCAATTTTTTATCCCAACCTATTTTTGCAAATTGTTCGGACAGTATCTTTAATGTATCGTGTCTGTCCCTGTTACCATGTTGTTCCATCTTTTTTCCCCTTCTTCCATTACCATAAAATCAAAATAATGACTGATACCTAAAAATTCAGCCACTATTGTACCACCTAATAGTTCATCATCTGTGTCATCAATAGCTTGACCAATAAATTTATCAATATGATCTAAAACATGATCGTTATCATCCTCTAAAAATATAGGCAGAACTATTTTACCTTCACGAATATACTGAACATTATTTTTTGTCTTCATGTTTAATTGATAATCCACGTTAATTTTTGCCATTTTTTGTGCCTTGATCAGATTGACTTTTGCCCTCTGCCCATAAAGCAGCAAATCCAATCACATCTATGGGATTATCCATATTCTTAATTTTTTTTTCTGCATTTTTTCTGTCTCTTACTAGCTTACCTACAATAAAAAACTTATACATATCTTCAAAAGTAAGATCTTCTTTCAGCTTATGTGCGAGCAGTACACTCATAATTTTAGCCATACCTTCATGTGTCTCAAGAGCATCTCCATACATCCTAGCCCTTGGTCCATTTATTAAATCTTCAGCTTTTTTAAGTGCTTCACTACGTTGCATTCTCATCTCCTTCGTAATAATCTAAAACTCTGCCATCAATTTCTTTCTTATTCCACAAATAATTTAACCAACATGCAGCTTTATATTTACTAAAGCTTAAATCTAATTGACTTACAATCTTGTTTTCTCTTGCTAAAGCTTCTCTTTGTCTGTCTGTCATAGCTTGATTTAGCCACCTTTTACCTTTCTTAGCTCCATCACTATCTTCTATTTCCCTCAAAAAATCATCAGCAGAAGCCAAAGCTTGTTCTTTGGTTCCAACACCTACAACTCTAAGTTTACCTCTTGTACGCTTAACTAAGGCTACAGAAACGTCATCTAAATGTGCTACTAAGCCAAAACCATTAAATCCACTAGCTGACATACATCTGCCATTATTAAATAAATCAATCCATCTAAACGGAGATCTATCGATAAGATCCACTTCTGTCATCTGAAATGTTTCAAGCATTTCTTTTGCCTGCATCTCAATTTCATGTCCACACATAGGACATACACGAACACTTAATGGTATAAGACAT